GTTGGATTTGTTAGTGATGTACATGGCAGTGACCGCAGTGTCGGCTGTTGCCGCGAACGCTTCGGTTCCTGTTCCTGTTCCCACTTGAAAATTTGTAATTGCCATATGTTATCCCAACGCAATCGCTAATGCGGTTGCTTTTGCTTTACTTATCAATTCTCCTTCTGTGCCTGAATTGATGTTTGAGTTTTTGAAGTACAATCCTGTGCCCCCACCACCCGCTGTCTTGTTGTATACCTTGGTAGAAGTGGTTGCTGTTGGGTTGGCCGTGCCCACTGTGAATGTCAGTACAGGGGAAACGACGATCTCGCCCGTGCCGTTTGCTGTCAGCGTCAGGTCCTGATTGGATCGGTCTGTGCTGATGGAATCGATTCCGTTCAGATCCCTGTTTAGATTGATGTTTAACTGATCCGGTTCTTCCGTGGCAGATGTGGTGATGTTGTTGCCGCCCGAGATATAAACCGTTGTACCAGCCGAAGCAGTGATTGTTGACGAGTCGTCACCGTTGAAATAGAGGCTGTATCCACCGCCCGAAACCTGATTGTCCACATAGTCCTTTGATGCGGCGTGATTGGCATCCGTGGGTATGGTGGCTACCTTAATATTTCCCAGTGTGATGTTTGAAATTGTTGTTGCTGAAGAATCCTGTGTAGTTGTTCCGATCTGGAATTCATCATTGCCTGCATCATAGTATAGAAGAGCATGGTTGGAAGAACCCTGATTGAAAAATATACCCGAGTCTTCGGTGCCTGCCGTGGAATTGTTCCTGTTGACTTCAAGGAATTGATCCTCGATGGTCAATGTGGTAGAGTTGATCACCGTCTGTGTGCCGTCGATGGTCAAATCTCCGGGAATTCTCACATATTTTGCGTCTAACTTGATTGTGTTAGAACCAGCAGATCCCGCACCTGCTTTTACTGTATAATCGCCTGATGTTTTGAGAGTTTTTGCCATTTGCTATTATTTATATGAAAAATGGGGGAGCATGACACTCCCCCATTTAGTACGCTCTTGGTTATTATCGTACGTCGATAGAACCCAAGTTTGATGTTTTCTGTTCGTCAGAACCTTCAGCGCCTAGTGAGTATTTCACTCGGCCTTTAACTCCGCCTGCAGTCACATAGTGTACAGTTCTGTTATAGAATTTTTCTACGTATGCTACTGTAGAGTCATCTAGAATGATTTGTACACAGAATTGTCCCAGTCCTGAAACATCGTCGTTGGCCAATGATCCTGGAGCAACTGCTACCAATTTCATTACCGCTTCTGATGAGTCTTCTAGGTGGATCTTGAATTTTTTAGATCCTCTTTGGTTTACGATGTAAGCAGTGGTCGAATCAACTTTTGATCCACCAAATGCTCTGTAAGCTGTTACAGCTAACTTTCCTGACAATGATCCGTTGGTTCCACTTAATGTGTTTCCCAATCCGGCCATTTTACTTTTTTGTACGGGTCTTCCCATTTTTTTTCTCCTTTAGTTAGGAGTCCAATGCACGTTCTAGGTGCTACGCGGTGGTTTAGTTCCGCATAAGTCTCCACACCATTGTGAAGCACTGTTTGAACTGCTGTTATTTATCGTGGTTTGGTAAAAAATTTTATTGAGTTATAAAGGGCGATGCTGTACAGACACCGCCCCCAGTTTACATCGTTGTTATTTCTTTTTGTAGATGCTGTACAAAACAAAGATGGCCACGAGGCCCACTAGTCCGTCAGCGGAAAAAGTTTTAACAATTCCTGTGATGTTTCCGATCACGTTGGTCATTGGAAAGAACGGTATCGCCTGTCCTTTGAACAACACCTCGAGAACGATCCCAAGGGCGAGCATGGTCACACCAAGATCTGCCAGTGCTGAAGCCCATGCTTTTACTTTATTTAGAATTTCCATGTTATGGATTTCCTTTCTTACCGATGACATGGGTGTCATCGTAGAAATATTTAGAAACAACATCTGTGAATAAAAACTCCATATTTGGAGTGTGGATCGTATGATCGTGAAAAAAATGCCATTAACTGGCCATATTTGATTTTTTGCCCAAAAAAAAGGGCCGCCGAAGCGACCCTTTTTAGTTCTAAATAATCTAGGATTATTTAAATGATACGTTACTGATTGCTACTGTTCCTAAGTAGTCAGCCGCGTTACCAAGAGATGACGCAGTGTTGTTTAATTCAACATAGCCATATCTTGTTAAGAAGCCTACTACTGGTTCAAAAGTAGCTGGATCTAACACAACGCCTGATGACATTAAAGGAATGTAAGGGCAGTAGAACGCTGGAGCGTCTGCTTCACTTGCACCTTTGTAGCCAACTAGCACGTTAGAGTCGTCAGCCGCGTAAGCGTTAACATATACTCTCATCGCCGCGTTCAAAGTACCAACAAATTTAGTGTTTGATGGAGCTTCGAATGTACCTTCAGTTGATCTTGCGAACGCTGAAGTTGTAGCAGATTGTAGGATAGTTAATGCTTGTGGAGAAACAACAGCGTAGTTTCCTGCGCCTCTTCTTGTTCTCTGAGCGATAACGTTAGCAACTCTGTTGATCAAGATAGCAAGTGCCGCGTGTTCATCACCCACGAAAGTTGCAGTTCCTGACACAGCAGTTTGGTCATAAGTTTCATTGTTACCATTAGAAGTTGCTAATGATTGTAATGAACCGATGATCTCTTGGTCGATCTCAGCAGTGATCTCTTGAGCTAATGCCGCCATGATTTCTGCTTCAACATCGATACCTTGTTGTGCTTGAGCGTCTTGAGCCGCTTCAAAAGTCCATCTAGCAGATAGTTTTCTTGATTTAGCTTCAACCGCTTGTTTTAAGATTTGGATGCTTAATCTTTTTCCAGCAGTTCCTTCTAATGCCGCAGTAGCCGCCGCTTTAGTTGAGCTGTTGTCTCCAGAATATGCTTCCGCAATCTTGAATGGAGATAATGCTTCTTCACCAGCAGTTGTAGTAGTAGTTCCGCTAGAAGAGTCAGCATATCTGATTCTTAGTGTGTGGATCTGTCCAACTGGACCAGTCATTGGTTGTACACCAACGATCTCGTTCGCGATAACAGTCGGCATAACCCGTCTGATCACCGGAAGGATCACTCTGTTTAACGTAGCAACGTTACCTGCAGATGTAGCACCAGCAGTTGCAGACTCTGACAAGTATCTCTTAGTGTTTTCTAAGATCACGTCCATAGTCTTTTTCTTGTTACCCGCTAAACCTTCAGTCAATGCGGCTTTAGTTTCGCCCCATTTTGATTCAAATAATTCACTCATTTGTATCTTTCCCTTTTTGTTTAGTTGTTAAGTTTAGCAACACCCGCTAATACACGGATACTGCTCAATTCCGCATCATCTCGCTCTGATCGAGGAGCACCTGCCTTGTCGCCAGAAGCTTCAGAAATAATTTTCTTTGCTTTTGACACAGGAGCGTCTTCCATCACTGCTTGAAGATACTTGTCGTATGCAGATTTTAATTTGTCAGTTTGAGTTGACTCTAACAACTGACTCATCACTTCTGCCTTGTCTTTGCTCAAAGGTTTGAGCAACTCAGCCATCGTTGCCTTGCGTTCCATCAAATCCTTGACTTTAGCAATTTCTCGCTCTTTGGATTCAATCACCACTTTTGCCTCTTCGATGGATTTCTCAGCGTCTTTAAGTTTCAAAGTAGTTTCATCCACAACTTTTAACAGTTTAGATGTTTCTGACTTCTCATTTAGGTAAGAAGCCTGATACTCTGAAGCGAACGCTTCGAAAATTTGTTTACCAAAAGAAATTTCTCTAGCTGATGTGATGTCTTCTTTCAATTGAGCGATCTCTTCGCCTAATTTCTTAGTGACAGCCTGTTCAACAACCTGAGCCGATTTCTTAATGAAAGATTCTTTCAATTTTGCCAATTGAGCTTTTGCTTCTTTCACTAGTTTTACTTTGGTTTCGATTACAGATTTCTTGTCTTCGTTGAATTCTTTGATCTCCTTGGCAAGTGCGTTTACCACGAACTCTTCAAGTTTGGCAAAGTTCTCAGACACAGATTTTCTGTCATCGTGTAGTTCTTTGATTTCATTAGTAAGTTTGCCTAACACAAACTCTTCCAATTTTGCTGAGTGAGCTCCTACAGATTCCTTGTAAGAAGCTTTCTCTACAGCCAGTGCTTTTCTGTCCTCAACGAACTTGCTGATCTCTTCTGACAACTTGTCTGTCATCATTCGATCGATAGCCTCGACCATGTTTCCCTTGTCGTGCTCGTATCTTTTTGCAAATTCTTCTCTGAGTTCAGCCGCCACTGCTTCTCTGTTTTCTTTAACTTTTGATTCCCACGCTTCTGAGATGGCTTTTTGAGTGTCTTCCCCGATCACGCCAGATTCAACTAGTTTGCTGATTGCGTCGAACATATTATTTCAGTCCTTTTATTATGTTGGTTAGTGCCTCTTTGAGGGCTTTTTGTGCTTTCTTGTCATTTCTAACTTCGGCCGCCAATCCCATTGCTCTAGTTCCGCCCTTTGTGTTCAACAAATGTTCGTAAATCGCAGTTGGGTAAGCACCTGGTGCTGAAGGTTGGGCGACTATATCCACCGTGATGATCTCAAAGTCTGAAACTTCGCCGTTGCCGTACTCGGAAATGTTTCCACTTCCTCGCGAGCTGACGCCCAGTTTCACACCTGATTCCAACATCGTTGAAACAAGATTGCCCATAGGTGTTGGCAAAATCTTCATTTTGCCGTATCCATTTGGACCGTCCATCCACATTTCTGTGATCATGTGGGACACACGGTCCAAATTAATTTTTAAATCGTCTGGATGATCCACTTCTCCCAGAACAGAATAACCTGATGTGATCTGATCATTGAGTGTTTTCACTGCTTTTTGAATTTCATTCACAGGATAAACTCTTTGATTGGCATTCTTTATGCCACCCTGAATACAGATACCCTTCATGTACAAATCTTTACCGTCTTTACCTTCGTGTAAAACCTGTACTCGGGCTTGATCAAAAGTTAATTGTTCTCTAAGATACAATGATGACATCCGACTGTCTCCTTAAATCCAATTACTTCTTAGCAACTGGTGATTTTGCAGATTTGTCTGAATGGTCAGCAGTGTCAGCCTTCACTTCTTTTTTGAAAGAAGTTGACTTGTCCTTGCCGCCAGTGTTTTCAAACTCACCCATTTTTTCCGCAGTTGGAGCTGATCGGCCTTTTTCTTCGCCGCCCTGAGCAATGTTTTTTGCTCCGTCGCCCATCTTAGTTCCTGCATCTTTTACTGGTGATTTTGCAGATTTGTCTGATTTGTCAGAGTTGTCAGCAGATTTTTGGATCTTGTATTCATCCATTTTCTCTTTTTTTGCTTCCATTGGCATTTCGATCGGTGCTTCTAGAGATTCTTCTTTCTCTTCTTCACCTTCTTCGCCTTTGTCGCCTGACATCATTTTTTCGAATTCTGCTTTTAATTCATCCAAAGCATCTTCCAAATCAACCACTCTGTCTTCGATCTCTTCTTCGCCTTCTTCTCCTGGCATTTCTTCGCCATTCTCTTCAGCTTCGCCTTCTTCTTCAGCAGACACATCTTTGATTAATTCATCAGTTGCATCTCCGCCTACTTCTTCGATAGACTCTTCTTCGACAGTTTCGTCTTTGGATTCGTCAGCGATTTCAACGTCCTCGCCAACTGTTTCTTCTTCTTTGGACTCTTCCTTGGTTGCTTCTTCTACTTTTTCTTCAGTAGTTTCTTCAACTTTGGCTTCTTCTTTAGTTTCTTCAACTGTTTCTTCAGTTGTCTCTGCTAATCCTTCGTAGATGTCTCTAGACTTCTCTAC